CGAGTTGCCTCTAAACTCGCATCCTTCAGCAGCATCGGCGGCAGACATCCGAGTTGCCCCGGATCCACGCTCCTCCAGTGCCGCCTTCTGATGAGGCTCCGGCTCGGAGGTGACGGACTGGGCGACTAAGTATTCTTCTGGGACGCAAGAGCGGCCTGAACCGCCTGGCCAACCAGTTCCGGCAAAACCTTCAACACATCGGCCATGGACACTCCGCGAGCAGCTACGGCAGTCGCTTCGTCCCGGTCGGCGCGTTCCTTGTCGAACTTCACTTCGGCGTCGATCTTGGCGATGGTCTTGGGGCTGGCCTCGGCGATCTTCTTGGATACCATCAACTGGGAAACCAACGTCCGCTCTGCGGGCGACAATTCCTTGAATTCAGTGGCGGTGCCGATGCTGAACACAACGCCCTTGTGAATGTGCGCCTGAATGGTCTTGCCATCCTTGACAATGGTCCCGTTCTTAACCGGCTTCTGTTCGCGGATCACCTTGCCGTTGTCATCCTTCAAGTCGGCGATGACAATCGGATTACCCGGCGGATTGGCGAAGTCGTGTGTGGCAATGTATTGCATATGATTTACAGATTTTCAGAGTTGCGTGTTGTTGTTTTACGGCTGGATGTTCGAAACCGGCGTAGTGATGACCGAGAAACATGTCACGTTGGTCGTGCCAGTGCCAGACGCCGTCCAAATAATCTGGAGATAACGCGGCTGGTCAATCGTTCGGAATCCGACTTCCGTCATGCCGTTGCCGGTCAGCGTAAACGTTCCGCTATTGGTAAACTGATTTTCAAGCGGATAGGGGGCGGCCCATCCAGAAACAAAAGCCTGAGGCGTGGTGATGGTAAACGGGTACAGATAATTGTCGGTTACAATCGCGTTGGTGCCGAAATACCAAGTACCATTCTGGACAATGGCGGTATTCGTGATATTCAGCGTGCTGGCGGTGGCGAGCGAAAAGTTGGTCAGCGCAACCCAGTTGGTTGAATCAGACGACCCCTGCACCGTGGCCACGACCGTATTGACTTGGGCGTTCGTCCAAGAAAAGAAGTCGATCTTGGCATCGCCAACCCAATTGAACTTGTCGATAGGGCCGTTGGTTTTGACACCAGCACCAGCCGCCAAAACCGTTGGCGTAGTCGAGGGCAACACCGTGCGCATACCGGCGTAAGCGTCGATGCCATACTGGCCAGCCGTAGCACTGACCGCAGCGGCCAAAACCGCAAGAGCGAGGAGAATTTTATTCGTGATGAATTTCATATTGTATTCGGTTAATTTTGCGATTTGTGGTCGTCGTGTTTGTTTATTGATTGCACGAATCCAGCGATTTGCAGAACGCCTGGGCATGGCGAACGGCGATATCGAAATACGTGTTGAACGTGATGGCCACTTCATCATTCGCCGCACGGGTGTAGTTGTCCAAGATGGTGAAAATACCACCCCAAGAGGCGAGGATCAAATTCTCCCACACGCCAGCCAAGAGGATGTCGCCGGGAATCTGCTGGGTAGCGACCGCTTTGGAACCCAAGATTTGACCATCGATCTCGTCACCCGTCCAGATGGCGTCTTTTTCGCCTTGGGTGATGACCGTGGAACCATTCAACGCGGCGGGCAAGAACGCCAACCGGCCTTGACCGACGCTGGTCGTCGCAAACGCAAGCGGCCCATTGACATTGAACTTGCGAATGAACGTGCGGAAAGTGATGATCTGCGAATACGCGGGGGTGCCGCCGAAAATCAACTGAGCAATGCCCGGCTGATTCAGAATGCCCAAGGGCTGGTCTGCGGCACCGGTGCCGATGATACCCATTTCATCCTGATACAAGGCCAACACATTGGCGTGATCGTTCCAAACCATGGACTCGAAATCCGGCGGGGCTTGAATCAAGGCCAGACGGCTATAATACTGGCGAGAACCAACCCGGTGCGGGGACATTTTGATCTGACCCAAGGTCTGATCGTATGTAGCCAAAGCGCCACCTTCGGGCACGCTCTGGGCAACCGTAGCCGCTTCTTGGCGCGGGAAAACCTGCTCACCAGCACACCCGCCGATGTACGTACAGCCAAGCAAATTCAGCAAAATCTTGTTGCGAAGCAACTGGATGTAGGGCTGGAATTGCGGTGCACTCATCGCGCCAGCACTGGCCAAGTCGCCAGCCAAAGCATCGCGTTGCAACCGGCTGCGACCCATGCGGTCGGACACTGCGCGGCCCTTATTGGGCGGTGTGAAGAACCCGCCAAAATCGGCGAGATGGCCAGAACCGGGCATATTGCGGTAAAACGACTTGCGCTCGTCGGTGTATTCCAGTTCGGCACCATCCGGCATGAGCGCCGTGGAGCGTTCGCCCTTGGCGTGGGCGCGGGCGAGAACCTTCTTGTTGACCTCGAACATGTCGCCGCACTTGCCGGAAAGACCATCTTCCGCCGAATCCATGGCGCGCTTGATGTTCTCCTCTTTCACCGCGTCCCGCTTCAGGTCGTCAACCTTGGAACGGAAAATCTGGCGGACTTCGCTATCCGGCTTGCCATCCGTTGCACACGCCTCCAATGCGGCCAACGCGATACCATCGCGGACATACAAGGCCTCTTTCTTGCCGCCATCCAGCTTGCGATACGTGATGAGCGCGCCGTGTTCCTTGGCGAAGTCAGCCGCGAGAGCGCGAATTTCAGTATTGCGCGCAGCGAGCTTGTCGTCGCGATCCTTGATCTGGGCTTCGGTTTCAAGTGATGCACGAAAACCTTTGTCCTTGATGGCGCGCTGAATACGAGGATCGTTCAGTCCATCAATGACGAGTTCCGGCGTCGCGGTGGGAGTAGTGGCTTCGGGCATAATTTTTGATCGTGTTAAAATTTGTGGCGCGTGAACGCTCGTTGCTAATTTTGTGGAGTCAACTGTTTTACGGAAAGTCTTTGCGTCGAACGGTAAAGACCGGTCAACTGCCTCAAATGTCAGCTTGGGTTCAACTTCGGTATGATCGCCAAGCTGAACGGATGTTCCGTCGTAGGTGAAATCAATAGCGTAATGCTTTGCGTCCGATTTCCACGCAGGATGCTGAACGATGGCTTGAAAATTCTTCGCATCCGCACTGGTCTGGTGAATGTCGTGAATATAATAATCAGAGCGTTTATTTCCCTTGTCGTCCTCGATCTTGAGAACCTTGTCCCCATCAAGTTCCTGGCGAACCTTTTCGCGCATGGCGTTGTGTGAAATGCAAAACTCAGAATCCTTGCCATCCGCATCTTTCGATTTCATGCGGAACATGCGCTCGCCAGCGCCACGACTTGAATCGTCGCCAGAATCCTCGGCATCGGCACAATCGGAGCATACAAAATCCTCGTTTAGCGATTTGCGGGTGTAAGGATCACCGCATCGGATGCAATGGCAATCAGATCCACCACTGCGACCCTTGCGCGCCGTTGGGTCCATCGGCACCGAAACATTTGAAAGTTCCAACCCCGCCCATGCGAACCGATGACCGATTTTGCCGTCTCCCATGTCTTGGGGTCCGAGATATTTGGTGTGCTGATAACCGATGGAGAAATTGGGGCGACTTTCGGCGCGGACCTCTTTGCATCGAGTCTTGGAAAGCTTTGAAATGTTGTCGAACACTACAACCCCGCGAGTGCATTTGTCCTCAGACAACGCGGCGGTTTTGATGTACCCAAGGTGCCGGTGGTCCATGTGTTCGTCCAGCAACGCGGCCCGGTTGTCGCCAACGAAACGGGATAGATCAACGTCCCCTTGTTCATGGCTCAAAATCTCAGTGTACTTTTCGCCTTCCTTGGCGATTCCGAGCTTTTCGTGTTCCTTTGTGGCCCGCTGTTCGCCCGGAAACTCAGACGACATTTTGACTTGAAACGTGTTGTCATCCTGAAAGTCCTCTTTTGCAACCCGGACTTGACGATAAATCTTTAGCGATTCATCGCGGGACATTTCAATCGGATCGTGCTTTGCCATTTGAAACACGACCGAGTCAAACAATGGCTAAAATCCGTCTTTTGTAATGCCCTGAAACGAAACGAATAAACAGATTGTGGTTTTCATAT